GAGCTTTGCCGCATGGATAGCTCGATGATTCGGCTGGCATCTCAGGTGGCGCTTTCGACGTGGGCCATCACAGAGGTTGCCATGCTGCTCTACACCCGCAAGCGCCTGCTGGTGGTCGTGGGGGTGCGCTGGGCCATCTTCGGGCTGGCGTGTTTTGCGCTGTGGATGTTTCTTTCTTCCATTTCAATTTACGCCACTGCCGTTATACCCCGTGGCGATCTGGTCAACGTGTTCGCGTCCCTGGAGTTGGGCACGGCGATAGGCGCATGGGGCTGGCTAATCTGCAACGTTCACGCAAGATTCAGGATTGTGGCGGGCAACCAGTAGACTTTACATAACGAAAAGCGCCAGATCGATTGACCTGGCGCTGTGGGTGGTTGGACACTTGGTCACATTACTTAATCCAGTATTGCGTCAGGTCCATATCGTTGCCGATGATCTCCACTTCCATGTTGCCGTACATGGTGACGAAGACGGCGGCCCAATCGTGCCAGTCATAGCGAATTCCCCACACCTTTGTGCAGAGTTGCATGATCGACATTGCGCTGTGCGTCTCACCTCGCCGGCTCTTAATGAACTGCGACATCAGCGTGTCGGCTTGCGCCGGCGTCTGTTCGATGCTCACAAATACCCGTGTCATGGTTGCGTCTCCTGTTGCGGCTGTTGCGCCTGGACTGGCGCAGGTTGCGAATCACGGTACATCCTCAAGCGCCTTCTCTGCGTCTGTTGCGGCTGTTGCGCCTGGACTGGCGTTTGTTGCGAATCACGGTACATCCGGTCAATTGCGATGGTTACCACCGTCGTGGCCGTGGTTCCCATCTGCGCCGCCAACTCCTGAATCTGGCGGGCCGTGTAGTCAGACAGTCGGTATGATGTGGATGGTTGACTCATCTGACATACCCATCCTCTCGCAGGTACTTGTCGCCGTCGCATTGAATGACCCACTTCTGCCCGTTGTCGGTGTCAATCTTAACTGACTTGGCAATCCATCCCTTCATTTTGATGATTTCATCTTGCGCCGCTTTGCGGGTATCAAAAATTTGCTTGTCCATTTGCGTCCCCTTCTTTCCGCTTCCCCCGGCTTGCACGGCTGGCCGGGTGTAACTTGGTCACGCTTCGTTCGGCACAACACCGATGAACTGTGCAATGTCGGTCAAGTCACTGACGACCTGCGTTGCGTCGCCAACGTGCGCCCAATCTACGTCATCCGGCAGAACATCGCCCATGTCATCCGTCCAGAGTTTCAAGGCTTCGAGCAGGCGGACGGCTTCTGCCATTTTCACCACGTATGCAAGCACTGCTGATTCGTTGCCCATCGTCGTGTCTCCTATTGCTAATCTGTCGGTTACGGTTGCCCGGCGTCGGGGTGCGCCGGGTGGTGGGTGGGCTACTTGCCGATTGCGTCAATTGTCTTAGCTGCGAAGTCCGCCTGTGCCCTGAGCATTGCCGCCAGTACTATCAGTGCATTCTGGCGATTCTGTTGCTCAATCTCAACAGTCTCAACAGTCTGAATGGTCTGTGTGGTCCGAGTGGTCTGAGTGGTCTGAGTGGCGTTCATTGTTCGCTCCTTTTGCTAGTCCCTCTGTTTGCTTTCCTGTATACATTGTAGTGCATATTGCAATACGTTGCTATACGATTACCCTACGATTTGCAGACCTATTCCAAAATCGAATAGGTCAGGTAGATGGACGGCGCTGCGAATCCGTCAGGCGCAACGGCGTTAGCGTTTCCGTGCGTGGATTGACGACGGCCCAGCCGGTGAAGTCTGGACGTTCTACCCACGCCACGGTTGCCGATGGCGCAGCCTTCAGCAACGGCGCGGCCATGATGACAATCTGCGCCGGTGGCTGCACGGCGGGCCGATGCGGACGCGCGGCATAAGCTACGCCGATGCGCTGCACAGACCAGCCCAGCGCTACCACGCCGCCGAGAATCGCCAACGTACCAACAATGGTTTTCGCCGCTTCGCTGCGTTGCTCGCCAAGCTTTATATCCCGGTTGGCTTCGATACGTGCGCGATCCGTCAGCCCGGCCTCACGCGCTATCGCCGCCGAGTTATCCCAACTCAAGCCAAACTCCCCGACGTTCGGCGCACCGAAGGCAAACGCAGCAAACAGGATGCAGGCGACGGCCAGCACCCCGATCCACATGCAACCCAACCCGTTATTTCCGCTCATTGTTGAACTCCTCTCGAATCGTGTACTGTGCGTAGGTTCCCCGCCGCCACGCAAAGCGGGTACTGCCGGTACTGCGCAGCACCAGGCGCACGGCGTACAAAATGCCCACGGCGGCGCACATCGCCCCGATGCGGAATGCAACGCCGCCCCATTCCACGGTAGCCAAATCAAACGGCAGCGCCAGAACAACCAGCGCTAGAATGCTGCACGCCAGCGGCACAGCGGCAAGCGTGATGACGACCCGGCGCTGCGCAGGCGACCGAACAACGGCAATCGACGCCACGATGACGCCGACCATCAACAACCCATTTAATGCTGCAATCTCCATTTTGCCCCCTACCACCCTGCTGCAACTCTAGTCGGAATTCGCTAGTCACACATGACTAGGCTAGCCGTCGCCTAGCATGACTAAGATTTCGGTCCCTCCAGCTTCGTGAGCGCCTCTTGCAACGAAGCAACCAGAACGACCGTGCTGCGCCCCTCTTTGGCAACGATGCCGTGCGCAGCCAGCACATCACGCGCTGCAAACCAGCGTGGCGACGGCCATCCAAGCAGCCGATTCATTCTGTCTTTCGCCGGCCATTTGCCATCGGAGAAGTGACGGCGAATCAACTCCTGAGCATCCCGCACTTCCGGCGCTGCCGTGGCGCTTGGCGTGTTGCGCAGCACTTGCCGAGTGCCGCTGTGGTCTGTGACGGTCAGGTAAGCATTGGCGGCAATTAGGTCGCGTTGCAGCGCCGCAACGGTATCGCGCAGATCGGCGTTAGCGGTGCGTGTCGCCTCCAAATCACCAATCAGGCGTCGGTAGTCGGCAATGTCAATGATTTCGTCTACGGCGCTGCGCAGCACCATCAACGCCCCAAATACCAGCGCGCCGGCAAGTGCGGCCCAGCGTGCTACCGCCCAGCCATCTGCGCCAACCTGCCAGGCAAGCACGCCAGCCAGCACCGCCGCCCCCAGCCCGCCGCCGAAGTTTTGCAGCCACACGGCGAACACGCTGCCCGTCGTGAGTGTTGGTTTCGATTGTTCTACAATCTGCGCATCCTGCATTATGTCACCTCTCAACAATCAAAAAGCCGTAGCGTTGCGGCTACGGCTTGTGTTACACTTCCTGCGGATGCGCCGTAGACTCGCATCCTGTTGTATCCCCGGTTGTGGCCACTACCGCAGCCGGGGAGTTTGTCTACTCAGTTACATTTTCTTCATCGTGTCGGTATACAGCCCCAGGTAGAAGTCTGCACGCTCATGCTCTGTTGCCAGTTGGGACATGATGTCGATTTCTGATTTCGGCGCAGGTTCCGGTTCCGGTTCGCTGTACACGCTCCAGTCTGTCCATTCCTCTTGTCGGCTAAGTCTGCCGGACAGAATCACCGGCGCAAGAAGGACCAGAAGCACGAACATACAAACCGCACCGAAGGCAAACCACATGGCCCTGAGCGCAAACCAGTCAAATGTGATCGGCGTCATGGTTGCACCTCGTCTGGATTCAGCAGCCGATGGACGGCAAGCTTGAGATGTTCCACGTCTTTGCGCAGTGCGTCAATCTCCGATTGCATCTTCTCCAGTTCTGTCATTAGCGGCAATGCGCCAGTCTGCGCCGGAACATAGCGCACGCTCGAATAGGTGTAATCGTCACCGTCAACGTGCGTTTTCATTGTGCGTATCCAGGTGCGTTTTGCGTGGATAGGCCATACAGGCTTGCTATGGCGTCGCGATAGCGTTCAAGCGTCAGGCGCAGCGCTTCAATTTCGTGTTCCTGGTTTTTCAGCACCTGCTCAATGCTGATTACCGGTTCTGGCTCAGGCGGCAACGGGCGAGAAAGCACAACATAATGGCCATTGCGCATCTTGATATCGTATCCTTCGCTCCGAAGGTCTGCGATCCGCCCAGTGATTGAACTGCGGTCTGCGCCAAAGATTTTCATCATTGCGTCAATCGTCGGTAGCACATCCTGCGAATCGCACAACTCACGAACACGGTCAAGCATCTTTGCTGTCTTCATCCCGCTGCCATCCTTTCGTATTGCTCTAATCCTGCGTCAATCACATCACGCCATTTTAAGCCCCGTAGGGCGTCGAAACGCTGCTTTTGGCATTCCGATACCACGGGGCGCACAAGACGCCGTGTACCCCGATGTAACCTAGTTACATGGGCATTCCCGACTACCTCGCTAACGCTGCCGTTTACGTGTAGCGTCACGGGCGTACTTCCAACCATGATTACCGTCTCTGGGGTACCCTCGCCAACCATCCACACCGACGCATCCGGCGAGGCTGCGCCAACGGCATCGGCCACGGTTGGCGGAAGTTCGGCCATGCCCACGGCGCGCCGCAGGTCATTGCGCATTGCCCTGGTTGGCGTCATGTCGGCGGCGTGTTCGTACTTGCCCCATTGCGCCTTGCTGTACAGACTGCCAGACAACGCAACAAACTTGTCTAGGCTCATCTTCTCACGAATCTCCGTGAAGATGTCCCGGTAGTCCGAAGCGCTCAGGTCGTCGAGCGTTGCGTCTTTTGTAATCAGGTGGACAGTCATGGTTGCACCTCGACCGCCTTGTGCTGCCGCTTCCATTCATTGATGGCGGCTTCTTCAGTTTCAAACGTGCCAGATGTAAAGCCGCTGATCCAGCAATCGTAATCAGAACATTCGACCCAAAACACTTCAGCGCTTCCAAACAAATCGGTAGTCAGTTGCGCCGGTGTACCGCAATGGCACGGCGGCAAATCTCGCCTCAGTTGATGTCTCACTTTGTCGCCTCCTGAATATGCCGGATGATTCGTTCTACGTTCTGCGCCGTCACTTGCCCTGTTCCCAACTCAAACACTCGCCAGCCGGCCAGCGTTGCAGCGTTCACTTTCTCGCGGTCACGAAGATAGCCTGCGCCGCGGACGTGTCTGCCACCTGACCACACGCCGCCGTTGATTTCGATGGCAGTCTTTGTAACCGGGTGTGCAAAGTCGAGACGCCATTTTCGCTCTGCGTGAAAGCGAAGTTCTGTCACTAGCGGCGGCCCGTCCAGGTCATCCCACATGCGGGCAAAATCTGCGCTCAGTTTGTCCGTGTCCGTTGTCGCCTGAATCGGCGGGCGGGCGGCTGGTGCGGCATCCTGAGTGACTACAATCTCTGGGTTGCGCTTGAGGATGGCGGCTAGTTCGGTTTCGGTCACTTCGTCACCTCAGTGACAGGGCGCTGCCACTTGCACAAGCGCCAGTCAATGCCGAGATACAAGTCGATGTGCCCGGCAAAGAGCGTGGCAGAATACCCGCCTTCCAAAACTATCGTTGGAGTCCATTCCTTGCCATTCAAAACGGGATCGTGCGCCCACCACCGGGCAAAACCAGCCCCAGTAGCGTCGCCAGGCTCGACGCAATACCATTGCGCCCATTCCGGTGCTTCGCTCCAGTCGGGTGCGAGTGCGGCAACAGCGGCGTCACGTTCGGCCAACTTAGCCAAAGTTGCTTCATAGCGCTCACTTATTTCTTCGTAGCGATCACGCATCTCGACATACATTGTCCGCATGATTTTCGCTTCTTTTTGCATCGCCCGTACAGTGTCCATCGTTATCGGTAGCATAGCGTCCATATCTGTCACCTCAGTTACAACATGAAAATGGACGGTAGCAGCATCGCAGCAGGTTGTCACGGATACTCGCTACTGCTACCGCCTCATGTATCGACAACGCCAGCGGGCGATTCGCAAACGGTGCAATCCAAGATGCTCACACGCCGTTGTGTGTGGCACTAAGTCCGTTGCAGCGTTGCCCGCAGGCGTGGTTCGCATCATGTGGGCTTGCCAGCCTGTGCGTTGCCCCAGGCTGGCGTTGACCGTGCAAAGGAGACGTCATCGAACATCGCAACGTGACCACGGCGCCCGAATTACGGATGATTGTCTACAGTTTCCCCACCCACGGCGCATGTTCGTTCAAAAAGTGCGCTACGGAGTCCATGTCATGGTCTACCGCCACCCCAGGCCGCTGCGTGAGATTCAGCAGCGCTTGCCACGGAATGGCCTCGACGGTTGCACGCAGGTGTAGGTATTCCGGTCCGGTAGAAATGGCGTAGCCGGCGCCGTGAAGCAACTCAATTGCTCGTTGCTCTGCGGCGGTCATGGCTGCACTCCATACGGCTGCCACGGGCGGGCCGCTAACTTCTCACACGTCAATGATGCTGTAAGCCCGTATCCAACGTCACAGCGGGCCGTTGGTGCGCCTGTGGTGCTACTCTGGCACATCTGGCCATGCGGTATCCGGTAGCAATTCATCGGGTACGCCTGCGCCGGTGTGCTGCCCAGGATGCTGGCGACTATGGCCAGCATGACGATGATTCGTTTCATGGTTGCGCCTCATTTTCGATGCAAAACGACTGAATTGTGACTGGCACAACATAAGGCGTCAGGTATGCGAATGCTTTGCCGCATCCAGGCGTTTCGTCAACATCGCAATAGGCGATGGCCATCCCTGCGCCGAAGTTCACGAGTAGCTCGAATTCATTGCCGCAGTACGGGCATTTGACCTTGACCTTTTGGGCGGCTTGCAGTCTTGCACCGACAATAATCTCTGTCATGGTTGCGCCTCCGTGTGCAGGTGCTTGCGCTCGAATGCTGCGCAGGTTTCGGTGAGAAGTTCGGCGGCTGACCAGTGATTGACGGAACAAACGCCAACCCAATACGTAAGCGCATCCACCAAATAGCCAAAATCCTCTGTGATGCGCGACATGGCCAGCGCCCAAAGCACGGTGTGAATTGTTCCGCCGTAAACATTTGCTTCCATCGGGCAACCGTCAACCTGAATCATGGCACTGGCAATCATGTACCCAGTCTGCCCCCATTCCTTGCGCATGTCGGCGTCTTTGGCGTGGTTGCGCTTGTCGCCTGTGCGCTCCATGCGGAGTTTGGCGTCGAGCGTTTCGCCCGCTTCGGTGATGGCGTAATCCACGCATCCCGGCACATCTGGCAACGGCAACACGCCCGCCGTGCGCTCCCTGGACTGTCTGACCATCTCAACCAACTCTGTTACGTCCATCGTTGTCACCTCGTTACAAAATGAAACAGCCGGGCAATCTTCCGTGATTGAGAATTACCAGTTGACAATCAAGTCACCGTCGCCAGTTACCACACCAGAACGAATGGCGGACATGGCCCGGCTGTTTTCAACGTGAGTTACTTTGCCGCCGTGATGCGCAGCGTCCCGGCCCGTTCGCTAACCTTGCGGTAAGGCGACAACCGAAGCGCCAAATCAGCGTCGTCTCTCAGCAGGATGTCAATCGCTTTGGCGTCATACGTGACGCTCTGCGATGGCGCCGTAATGCTCGCCTTGCCCGCTTGCGTGCTGTATGCCGTCTGCCCAGTCTCCGTCATCACATCCTGAATGAGTTGCTTGGCCGCATCCTTCACGGCTGCAAACTCATCACTAGCTGCACTTGCGGCGTGATAGACTGCAATAGCAGACTCTACGGCCGTAGCCGGTACTTCGTATTTCGCCGTGTTCAGCCATACCGCCAATTCTTCAGGTGTTGTCATCTCGCTACCTCCAGAATGAGCAGCGCCACGAGGGCAAGCGCTGCGAGAATTGCCGTCCCAACGTCCATGCGTGTCATGCGAACAGCGCTGCGCCTTCGGCCTCTGTCACGTCGCTAACGTCTAGCGGCTTGTCAATGGCCGGTTCCTGCGCACGTTCTGCCGCAGCCTTCAGCCGGTCATGGTAGAAGGCTGCGTACACTTCAGCGGCATTCGATGTCTTGAACTTCCCGCCAAAGCCGTCTTTGATGACCTTCTCAAATGCGTTTTTGGCGTGCTGCATTGCCGCACAAGCGCCGATGTCGATGCTCCACTGGAACGCATCCTGCGGCGCCTGCCAGGTTGAAATGATTGCGGCGGCGGCAGCATCTTCAGGCGACACGGCGGCTTTGCCGTTGCCGTTGCCATTCGTCGGTGTAACCTCGGTGACAGTCGTGTATGTCGTCTCGACATAGTTGCCATCGGCATCCACTGCGGCACCAAGCTCATCGGGCGTGTAGACGGCGTTGCCATAAAACACGTCAGGGCAGTACCACTTGACGCCGTTGGACATGGCGCGGGCGTACATCATGTTGCGCCCGTATTTCTGCATGTTCTGAGTACCGGCGGCTTTCGCATCCTCTTTCGTGAAAGTGGATTCTCCGAGGAGTTCAAGATTGCCGCCGATGCGCTCAAAGAACTTAATGGTCACAGCGTCATCGGTGATTTTCGCCCGAAAGTCGTAGCGGGCGCTTGCCTTGACAGCGGCGGCCATGAGATTGGCCGACATGACCGGCTTGCCCTGAATAACGTGGATACCCTGCACCGATGCGAAGGGACCATAGCCCATCTCCTGACCGGCCAGAATTTTCGTTGCCATCTGCGCAATGGCCTGCTCAGAGTTGCCTTTGGCGTCGAAATAGCTGGACATGGCCAGCAGACGTGCGACCTGCTGAATTTCGTTAATGTCGGCTCGTGTTGCAAGTGCGGTAGTCATTTCATCTCCTCCTATAACCCATAGCGCCAGTCATACGCCGACTGGCAATCATCCAAAACCATGTCCATCTCTGCGGCGCTGCGTCCCTTTGCGCCCATGACATCGCAGACGGCGCAGGAGGCTTCGGCGTCAAGCGCTGCCCACCATCCGGCAGTCTGCGGCATGTTCTGACAAGCGCTTTCCGGCATCCCGGCGGCGTACAGGTTGAACCCCGTCTGCCAGTCCGACACCGGCGCTACCACCCACACCATCTGCTGCACTGTCTGCGTTTCGTTCATCTCTGCGTCTCCTCTGTCACTCGGTTACAATCACGCCCTAATGATTGTCCGTCAATCGAATCTATGTAAGATTCTATCACGAATGATAGACGGTGTCAACTATCAATATCGAAAAATCATTCATATCTGATTGACAATCAACCGGAGACGGTGTATTGTATGATAGAAAGGGAGGTGATTCGATGACTGTGAAGATTAATAGTAGGTTTGTGAAAACGTTGCTGGCAGAGCGTGATGAAACATTGCGTGATGTTGCAGCGCGGAGTGACATCGGGGAGGCGACACTTTACCGCATCCTAAACGGTGCGGAATTCAATAGCCGAACTTTAGGCAAATTGGCCGAAGCGCTCGAATGCGCTCCAGCCGATTTAATCAGCGCGGACGGCTACCCGTCCCCTCTTGTGGTCGCCCAAACCGCTCGTGTTCCACAGACTGCACTAGCGGCTGTGTAGCGGTTTGGGCGCGGCAAAGAAAAAGCCGCGCCCGAATCGGACACAGCTTTTTTCGTTGTCCCGTGCGCCACCGGCTCGATACTGAGAGCGCACTAGACTATATGCAACTGACGATTCTGCGACGGGGTATGCGCTCCATTGCCTATGGCTTTGGGCGTTTCGTCGGTTGTGAGCGGGTGACGAGGATCGAACTCGTGTAGCTGGCTTGGGAAGCCAGAGCCTGACCACTAGGCTACACCCGCTAAAACAAAATCTGGTAGACCGTTCTTCACAAACGCTTTTTGGGAATTAGCGTCTGAGTCGAAAAGCCTACCCGATGTGTACCGGATACCGTGCCCAGTCAAGCGAAAGTAACTCGACGGGTGAGCGGTAGTGTACCCGTATCCTTTCCCGATTGCGCCGCCAATCGGCAAGGTTTTGGTACACCATTGTCACATCGGAGTTGCCCCGCAAACTATGACCGACTTGCAGTTTAAGTGCTATATCAGCCATCGGGCCGCTAGTGGCGTTGACCTCACGCCAGTAGTCAATCAGCGCAGCCCGAAATGCGTGAGGATGCGCCCGCGGCAGTGCAGCATCTTTGCCGATTCTCCTGACCATAAGTTGAATCCCGTTGTCAGTCAACCCGAACAGGCTCCCCGCCGCTATGCCCGCCGTCCTGATCCACGCTTTCAAAATCAACCCAGTCGCAGAATCAAACATACTGTAGCGCGGCTTCATTCTGCCGCTGGTGTCGCGCTTGACGGTGCGCAGATGCACGAATCCCGTGTGCTTGGCGCTTACGTCCAGGTTCGTCACCGGCGTGTCAAATTCAACGTGTTCAACCTCGACGGCGGCAATCTCGAAGCGGCGGGCGCCCGTGGCCGTGGCAAACAGAATCAGCGCCGTATCACGGATGCGATTCTCCCCGGCGCACGCTGCCAGCAGTGCGGTGATGTCGTCGGAGTCTGGAAAGTATTTCTCCCGTCCTGGATCGGGGTACAAAGGGCACATGTCCGTCAAGCTGATGGGAATGTAGCCTTTGTCGTGCGCCCAGGTAAGCAACTGGCGCACGCGCTTTGTGCAGCGCCAAATCACCTGCGTGCTGGCCGGCTGCCCGAAGCCGTTGCGGTAGTCGGATTCGATCCATGCTGTCATCTCCGTAAAGCTGTCATCGGTGAGCATGGTATTGCTGCGTGCCTTCCACCAGACAATGAATGGTGCAAGGTCTTGCCGGTATCCTTCGAGGCTGGTGGCTGCAATTGTGCGACTTTTCGCTTTCAGGAAATCTTCAATGAGGAAAGGCAATGCGGCGGCATCCACCTCTCGGGTCTGAGGTTGGGTAATGGCGATCATGGGATTCTCGTTTCTCGTTGGAAGGTTTGAGATTGATATCACCATTATGCACCATGTTCAGGTTGCGGAAATGAAAACCGCCGCTGAAACGGCGGTCACGAAGAGACAGGAACGGAAACCTGCACACTACAACCATAGCACGAATCGGATCGGAGCGTTGCCAAAATGACTATGACTTTAGCGATACCAATCATCCTGTGCTTGTCGGCTCTATATGCACTCCTACTCTCAACCCGCATGGGCATCCTGTTTACCGACCGTTACGCATGGCTGGCTTTCAGCTTTGGCGAGATGCTTGTCATCTTGTTGGTTGCGCTACTGGGCAGCGTCAACGCCGTTGACCTGTTTCTGCTGAATGCTGCCGGCGCAATGCCGATGGTGCTGCGCTGGGCTTGGCTGGACATTGCGCGCACATCACGGCGCAATCTGAGGGCAATCTATGAACGCGAAGCGCAAGAGATGGCCGGAAGAAGCGGAGCAACGCAGGATTGAATCAGTCGCACTTTTCCTGTCCATTCGAGATTTGGCCGATGTCGTGTTTGCCGCTCTCGAGGCGGGCGATGCTGAAGCAGCCGCAGCCGGGCTGGGTAGGTTGCGCGGGCAAGCGGCAAAGGGTGCATACCTGCTAAAAGACATGCCCGCGATGTGGGCATATGACAATGAGATAGAGTGAATCGGCTCTATTTTTTGATTGACAATCTATCAGATATGATATACAATCTATTACAGGTTGAGTTTCGATTATCTTTGACAGGGGATACAAATGAGTGCGAATACTGGCGAACGGCAGCGAACAAAGTGGCTACAAATCCGTGTATCCAAAGACGAACTCGAGAACGTCAAGAGGCTGGCGGATGTTTACGGGTTGGACGTAAGCGACTTCATCCGCTACGCCATTCGCTGGATTGACGACGAGCGGCCAGAGATGAGCATTGCGCCACGAAAGGCGGCAGAGTAAGAAATGGCAGACTTCTCAGACGACGACTTCAACCGGCTGGTTGACGACAGCATAAAAACGTCAGCCGACATTGACGCAGAGCGCGAAATAGGCGACTTGGTTTCGTGGAATGCGTCAACCCTCGGAGACGCATATAAGCAGATTGAACCGACAGAATTTGTTATTGACGGGCTTTTGCCGTTGCCATCGTTGTCGATCATGTACGGTGGGCCGGGCAGTCTCAAGTCAATGGTTCTGCTTGACATGGGTCTATGCGTGGCGGCTGGTGTGCCGTGGCTTGAGCCATTGCCAGACACGGGCGGATATGGGCCGGGCGCAAACTTCAAGACCAACCAAGCGCCGGTCATGTGGCTAGACTTCGACAACGGGCCGCGCCGCACATCCGAACGCGTAGGCGCCATCGGACGGGGCCACAACCTGGACGGCTCTACACCATTCCGCTATGTATCAATGCCAAACCCCTGGCTTGACGCTTCGGACTTCTCGCAGATGCTGCAAGTTATAGCATGGGTCAAGCGCCACGGCTCACGGCTCATCCTGGTTGACAACCTATCGCTCGTGTCCGGCTCCGTGGATGAAAACAGCGGGCAAATGTCGCAGGTACTTTCGAGGTTCCGTGTGCTGGCAGAAGAGACGCAGAGCGCCGTGATTATCATCCATCACCAACGCAAGTCGAATGGTTTGGCGGCAGGCGTCACAAGCAAAAGCGAGACGCTGCGCGGCCATTCAAGCATTAACGCTATGCTCGATCTGGCGCTACTGGTAGAACGCAACGGAAGAGAAGATGCCGTCCTGATTACCCCGACGAAGGTTAGAGACTATCAAGACTTCGAGACGTTCGGCGCACTCTGGACATTCGAGCATTTCCCAGACACCAAACAACTCTACACCGGGCGATTCTGGGCAAAGTCTACCGCCAACCCTGAGCAACTCGTCAATATGGCCGTGATGCAGCACATCAAAAACGAATTGCGCGGCAACGGCTGGATGTCTGCGAAGGATGTTCTGCAACTGGTGCGCGATAGGATGGCGGCGCAACCTGGCGGCAAGCCAGCCGGCACAAATAAGATTTACGGGCTTATGCGTGAGATGGCGGAAGCCGGGCAACTTATGCGCCGGGGCAACCAAAAGAGTCTGGAGTATCTACTCGTATGATTTCATTCGATGCTTTTCACTGGCAATTCTTTGTCACGACCCCCCCCGTGACAATGACCATTTGTCACGGGGGGGGTCGTGACAAAGAATTGAGTATTGTCACGGGCATTGTCACGGGGCTTTGGAGATATAAAACTTCTTTGTCACGGGCTTGTCACGGGCTTGTCACGGGCGCAACCTTCATTGTCACGGGCATACATACACTATATAGGTGTATGCCCCGTGATAAAGGCCATGACATTGAATTTTTGGGGGGATTATGATCGGCTCACCGGGTGTACTAGGAGCAAGTCAAAAGGGAACGCAAAGACGGCCAGCGCCGCAGGTGAATTCAGCATGGGCGGATGCTGTTAGCCAAGCCAAGCGCGTCAACGTGGTCGACCTGGCAATGCAGCGGGTTGAACTCAAGCGCGCCGCGGGGCAGGAGTGGCAAGGACCGTGCCCCAAGTGCGGCGGCACTGACCGGCTTCACGTCAAAGCGGATGGCTGGTTTTGCCGACAGTGCAAGCCGATTGACGCAGGCGGGCATGGATGGCATGACCCTATCTCTTGGATTCAGCACACATCAAACGTGACATTTGACGATGCTGTGTCCATCCTGACGGGTGTCAAGCGAGACGCAACCAGCGCGCCGCGGCAGACTCCCGCACAACCGGCACGGGCGCAACCTGCGCAGCCTTCTACACCGGCGCCACAAACAGACGAATGGCGGGCAAAGGCGCAGCCTATCCTCGACGCCGCGATTATGGCGCTGCTGGTGGGTGACAATGCGGGCGCGGCGTACCTGAGCGGGCGCGGTTTGGACTCTGCAACGTGGGCAGAATTCGGGCTTGGCTTCGGTGCATTCCACGATAGACCGGCGATTGTCATCCCGTGGTATCGGGGCGGGAAGTTGCAGGCGATTCGATACCGCTTCATCGAACCGGCAGACGGCCCGAAGATTGTCAGCGAACCAGGCAGCAAGTTTGCCGGGGCCATGTACGGCGGGCAGACATTGTGCGGCGGGCCGGAACACTTGCGGACGCTGGTCATTTGCGAGGGCGAAATCAATGCGATGTCAATCTGGCAGGCGGCGCGGGATAGCTATGTGGACGTACTGAGTACCGGCAGCGAATCGGCCATCATTCCCAAAGCGGCGCTAGAGTACGCCGCGACTTTTCGCACCTGCGTCGTCTGGATGGACAAACCAGACATTGCGCAAAAGTGGGCGGCGCAGATAGCGGGCGCGGTTGCGGTCGCATCGCCGGGCGGGATGGATGCCAACGATTTGCTGCGCTCTGGGCGGCTGGCCTACTTCTTGACGGTTTCCAGGCTGAAGGCTTGTTGTACTGACGCGCAACGGGCGGCGCTGCGCTGGGACTTGTGGGACCAGCACAACCTGTACGGCGGCTTGGATGATAGGACGGTTGGACTGGCAGAGGGCATACCATGCCATTCATAGCCAAAAGCAGAATCACCCTAGAACGAATCGACATCACACGGATAAAAGACCCACGCAGCGAATTGCTATCATCCGATATGGTCTGCCCAGTCTGCGACCATCCGATGATGATTAAGGCGGGCGCGGTCAAGCGCCATCATTTTGCCCACATGCCGGGGCGTGAGGATTGCCCGTATGCCATCTACTCTGCCGGGGAAACGCAGGAACACAGAGACGCTAAAGAGCTAATCAGAGATCACACGTCGGAATGGTTTGAGGAGTACCTCGACGCACCGGGCGATCTTGAGGTCTACATACCTGGAATGACAAACGCCAAATGGCGCATAGCCGACGTGCTATTTACCTTCCCTGGTGGATGGCAGGTTGCACACGAGGCGCAACTAGCGGCCATAAGCGTGGAAGATTTGACGGCGCGCACTGAGGATTACAACAGCCAGGGGATTGACGTGTTTTGGTGGTTTGGGCGAGACGCATTGAAGCAAAAAGCAAACCTAGACTGGAGTATGAAACGCTATGGGTTCATCCTTGAGATTGAAATTGGTGACACAGCAACCCCGCTTAAGACTGTGGTGCTGCACTCGACAGGCGATGCCACACCTGATAGCGATAAAGCCGTATCGCGAAATGGGGATATACGGCAACCAAACATTTTACCAAGTGGACGCTAAAGATACCGTCATGGGCGCATTTTTTGCACTTACCGTTGCACGCAGCCTACAGGTTAATCGTTCGGTTGACGTGATGAGTGTTCGCCAGTTCATCGGCGGAAATGAAAGGTGCAATCATAAGATGGCGGCAATGTTCAAGAAGATGGCCGAAGCCGGGGCGGTTGAAGGCGTTGACTCTGGGCGGAAAGACGAAAAAGGATACCCGTACAAACGATGGATTTTGACAGATGCAGAAAAGGTGAAAGACGTTCTGCGCAAATGGCACGTTAAGCCGATGCGCCCAAACGTCATCGAATCATGGCGGGCGCTCCCATGACTCCCATCACCGCAACCCTACTTCCACCCGCCGCCATTCGCCTAGACTTTGCTTTCGACAAGACGGTGAACGAAAAGCTGAAAACCATTCCCGGCTGGAATTTCGACGGCAAAGCGAAAATATGGACGGTGCCCGTGTGCCGCCTTGACGCACTCATTGCCAGCCTCGGCGCCGCCTTGTCACTGAGTTACGACGTGCTGCAAGCCAAGTCAGACGACGAAGAGCGCCGGGTGCGAACGTTCGTCGCCAACGCACTCGCTGCCGGCATCAGCCTGGACGTGCAGCATGGCCGTGTCATCGGCAGCGGCGGCGCTTACACGGCGCTATGGCAAGCCGCAATAGATGAGCGTGCTGCAATCATCCTTTCGTTGCACCTTGCGCCTGCTACGGCGTCCACACGGCGTTTTGTGAAGCCTACTCAGACGGCAAATGTGGACGATGCGGAATTAACGGACTTCGACAGGCTCGCAGCGGCGCAATGGCCAGCGTGGAAACGCAACGCCGCCGCAGAGACGCAACAGAAACAGGATGCACGCCAGAGACGGCGGAAAGGTAGCAAGGTGGCAGCGTGAGCTACGAACTCATTTGCGGCGATTGTCTTGACGTGCTGCCGAAGCTGGGCAAGGTGGATGCCGTGATTACCGACCCGCCTTATGGAATAGTCAACCAGTTTGGCGAAAGTTCGCTTTACGGTTTCCGCAGAATGCAATTCGCATTTGACGGCGATCATGTTCCCGAAATGGTATACCAGGCGATGGACTTGGCGCTTGGGCTTGGCGCGATGGCGTTCCATATGTTCTGCGATCCCGAACACTACGGGACAATAGCGCGGGCGGCGCGGGCGCAAGGCTTCACGCCGAAACCGTGGGCAAAAGTAAAGCTATGCGCCCCGCCGCCAATGCCCGGTAATTGGTGGCCATCCGCTTTTGAGCTTGCGATGTACGGATACAAGCAAGGCGCATGGTTTGGCGATCAATCAGCAAAGCGCTCTAACGTAATGACCTACGACAGTTACAGGTTCGGGATACGGAGAGACGAAAAAGTTGACCATCCTACTCAAAAATGGTTGCCCACGATGAGGTACATCGTCAAAACCATTTGCCCACCGGGCGGTACCATCCTTGACCCGTTCGCCGGTTCCGGCACCACAATCGTCGCCGCCATCCTGGAGGGCCGCAACGCAATCGGGATTGAGTTGGATGAACAATACTACGCCATCGCTGCGAAAAGATGCGCCGACGCAGCAGCGCAGCCCCGCCTGATTCTCGACACACCGACACTACCGCAGGCAGAACAGATGACAATGGAGGTGCAATAGTGGACATGTACAAATGTCGGCACTGCGGCGTCGAATTCAGCGGCAGGCACATCGACCGGCACGAACATGCGTGCTTGCACAATGCCGCACTTGTGGCGCAACTCAAGACCATGATTGACGACGGCAACGGGCGCGCCGTCAATCGCAGCGTATTCCGCCGCCGCACTGACAAACCGGTGTCCGATGCGTTCCTTGTCGAATCATTCGGCTCCTGGGACGCCGTTGCAGACCACTTCGGCCTGCTGCATCCGTTAAGCCTCAACAAAGGGTGGCCGGGGTCCAGGATGCTGAACGCACCGCTTACCGACGCAGAACGTTTCTGTTGCCAGCGGCGGGCGGTGCAAGAGGGCGCCTGGCACAGTAGCAGGTAAAGGTGAAATGATGATTTTCGAGACGCTTTACGAATCCGCACAGCGCGGCGAGTTGATGCTAATTGACGGCGGCGTCACGTCGCTGGCGAAGGGGCGAAGTTCGTTTGTCAAAATCGAGATTGCGCTATCTACCGTGTCGGTAAGAACGCCGGAGACGAGATAGAGGTCGCTGGCCACGGCGCGCAGATTGCCCAGTTGCTCGAGCGCCTGCGCTTCGTAGTCAGCGGGCGGCGTCGGCGCGGTCGGCGCAATAGTCGCTACAGGCGCTTTGGTGGGCGCCGGCAGCAGCGGCTTCGGTGTCGGCGTGGCGGTCTGGGCGTGGGCGATACTGGCGAAAGCCAGGACTAGCAGGCCGGCCAGGATGAGGACGGGCAGGACACGAGACATGGTGCTCCTTTCGGGTCAAAGATGTTATTGATGGCGGCGGGAGTCGCGCGTCCCTAGGCCGCATCGCTTGGTCGGCTAGGTTTGACTATTCAGTATCTCCACGAGTTTGTCTATCACTTCTTGCAGCTTCTTTTGGGAGACGCGACCAGCGGTGCGCTTGATTAGGCCTGAGTCACCAGTGAATACACGATTGGCGCGAATAAAGGACGCGACAGGCAACGAACCGAAAACGAAATCCGATGCGGACAAGGTGATAGAATATTCGTCACCGCGATTTACGGAGGTAATCTGGCAAAGAATCAGGTCGCTTCCGCGCAATTGAGCAACGACCAGAGCCGGACGATCCTTTGTGTCCGTAAGGTCCGAGAACGGAAAGGGAACGACTACTACTTCGCCTTTTACAAATCTGCCCATGCGGCATCATCTTCGGGGGTATCCCAGGCCTGCGCCAAGACCGCTTCACTGGCAAGCATAGTGGCATAGGCTGAATCTAGCAGCTCTTGCTGGACGGCAAAATGGATAGGAAACGCAACTTCGGCCTGCTGTGGTTCACCGAATGGTTGAGTGTATATGGCCCTGGCCTGCATCTGGGTCAAAAAGTTGCCATCTGCCTGCCAGGTAAGCGTTTCCCTAAATGGCCCAATGGCTCTTAGCATAGATTCATTCGTGATAGTCGAATAATTGCTCATAGAGATGCTACCTCCTTCACGCATCGTTGCTCTCACTCGAGTTAACGTTGGGCGTATATGACCACTTTTGTCCTTTGGCGCTGACGTTAACCTGGATGTTCATATCTGGAAGGCGTAACGCCCGAATGTCTCCCTTTTGATGAAAGTGGCTATACCCATGGCGACTTTCGACAGCAGCATAGAAGACGTCGAAGGCAACCGGAACTACAGGATGAACAATAGGTTGCTGAAGAATTTGGTTTAATACTTGCTGCATAACCTGGGGCGGCAAATTGGTAGGTATCGTTAACTGGTTCACGGCGCCCAAAGCGCGCGCCGCTTCTGGATCGCTAAAAGCCATCGCCAGCGGATCGAACGGAGTGTCACATTCCATTTCTTCCGCCATCTCCTCCCACACCCTCCAAATAAGCTGCTCAACGTCTTGTGGTGGGGATTCTACAGCAAGCCGCAATTCCTGCGCCTCCCGTCTTCCAACAGAGTAACCATGATGATAGTACGACTTATTAAGAGATTCGGCAATCGTCCGAGCCTCGTTCTTGTCGCCCATATGCAAGGACAACAGTTTTGCGCCGAGCGAAAGCATAAGCTGGGAACTACGTTTCGCCCTGCCAATACCCAGGGCGCCGACATCGCGACACAACAACTCAAATGCGCTCTGAAGTTGACCCTGATCGGTAATTCCCACGTTTTCTCTTACAAAAGATAGATAATGGGCTAAGTCCTCGGAGCCGAATTGCTTTGTTTCTGGCGGGCGACCTTCATTCTGTCGTGTTGATGTAAGTTGTGGATCGACTGGGCCAAGACTCGCAAAAGGATGCATCACGATACTGTCGGCACCAAGGGCCAGCAGGGTAGCCGCACTGTAGGCCGTGTACGGCAATAGCACATTGAATTGCTCAAAGCGTTCACGCAATAGATTGACAAGACGCCAAACAACAATTGGGTCTCCGCCATTACTTACCACCAATAGATCAATCTTGGTCTCTGATGTGGGAACGTCGCGAATCTGCCTGATAAATTCAGAGATGACGTCGGGCGCAATCTGACCACTAGCGCCCTGGCGTAAACTGGTAACATAGACAATAAGGGGGATACCCCTCGCCTGTTCGATTTCAGAATATAGTTCGTAACGTGTCTGGTAACTCATGAGGCTCCGCCCGTCAATTTGCTTTGAGATAATGCCAATTATACTTCCCTTGTCAATAGACCGGATGTGCGAATTCACCCAATCCGTTGACGTCGCGCGCGCGTTCTGCTACGATAGAACAGATGAGCGCACACGGCGACGGCACGGATGTAATTGAGAAGATCATCGCCGAGATGCGCGAGGCGCTGCAAGCACTGCGCCAGCGGCCCGGCAAGCAGGGCGGTCGGAAGGTCATCGTACATATCGATCCGTCCTGGCGGGCAGCAATGATAGAGTTGCCGCCGGAAGTAATTCACATCCGGCAGGAATGAAATGAACTGACTTCGGAATTTCCGAAGTCAAACAGCCGCAACCGATATAGCGTACTCGACAGCGAGGCGCACTTCTCCACTACGGAGACGTGCGCCTCTTTTCGTTTCTGGAGGTTCCATGCAAGCAATCCCGCAAGAGGCAATCTATGCCGTGGTGGCGCTCTGGGTGTTCGTGATGGCGGTGCTGGGCTGGCTGCGCGAGCAGAAGCAGTGGCAGTACGCGCAGATGTTTGTGCGTGCGGCGGATCAGATGCTGGCCGAACAGCCGGGCAACGCCAAGCTCGATTGGGTGACCACGCAACTAGCAACGATCTTCCCGAAGCTGGATGCCGCGCGCATGCGCGCCATGATCGAGGCGGCGCTTGATCTGAAGCGGAACGCGCAGCAGTGACCACGTTGGGCTGGGTGGCGCTGGGCGCACTGCTGGGCGGCATCGTGGCGGTGGCGTTGGTCGTCTGGCTGTTGACCCGCTTCGGCAACCAGGTCGGGGAGATGATGCGCCAATGGCTGAACACCAAGTAAGGGAAGGTGGTGACACCGTGTCACCACCTCCGAGCGAGCCGGACAACGGCCACATGGTGGCGCGGCTGTCGGCCAACGATGCGAAGGTGCTGGCGTTTATCGTCGGCTTCAAGCGGCAGCATGACGGCTTAGCGCCGACGATGAGCGAGATCGCCGATGCGTGCGGTTTTTCAACCAACAGCCTGGTCTCGTTTTACCTCACCAGGTTGGAGGGCCAGCGGCTGATCCGCCGTCACGAGGGGCGGGCCGCCGGCATCGAGGTAGTTGGCGGGCGGTGGATTGCGCCGGGCGAGGTGGCCCATGGGCAATAGCGGCGCGGTGCTCTGTCTGGCCGTTCCCCTACTGGCGATGATTCTGGCGCTATACGCGCTGCTGTACGACCGCCACGAGATCGGGCGCATGCTCGGCGGGCCGTGGCGGCGCTATCGCTATCAGCGCTATTTGCGCTCGGAGCGGTGGCGGCTGCTGCGCAAGCAGGTGCTGCGGCGAGCCGGCTGGCGGTGCGAGTGCTGCGGCCGGCGTGGGCCGCTCGACGTGCATCATTTGACCTATGAGCGATTCGGGCGGGAACTGCTGGGCGATCTGCAGGCGCTGTGTCGGGATTGTCACGATGGGGCGCATAGAGAGGCGAGGGGTCGCGACCCCACGCGACCCCACGCGACCCCCAGGCGCTATCAACGTGGCTCTACATGAGTAAATTGACGCATCAGAGGGGGTCGCGACGGTCGCGACCCCCTTGCGCAATAGAGGTGAGCGAATGAGCCAATACAACCCCGATCTGATCGCAAAAGTGGTTGCCGCGGTGCTCGAAGGCCAATCTATGAGCGCCGTAGCCCGCGAGTATCGCATTCCGAAGGGTACGGTATCGTCTTGGGTCAACCGAAACGTAGATTTAGCGCCAATTTCCGGGGCCGCAGAGGGGGGGGGTCGCGAACTTCGCGACCCAAAAAAAGAAAACCGACGCGAGCAAATCGGCGATCTGATTATCGACAACCTCGAAGCGCAACTGAATGCAACGAAGATGATGGCGATCGCCATTCAAGATGAAGACTGGATCAGAAAGCAGCCAGCTTCCGAGATCGCTGTTCTCTTCGGCGTCATCTCGGATAAAACGTTCAGGATACTTGAAGCGCTTCCCGACGACGAAGAGGAAGAGGAGGAGTAAGCGCCGGCTTTCCTTCCGCACGTTTATCCGCCGCGTCAACCCGCGCTATCAGTTCTACCGCCACACGGAAGTGCTGATCGACGTGCTGCAGGCGGTGGCGGACGATCGGGTCAAGCGCCTGATGGTCTTCTGGCCGCCACGTCACAGCAAGAGCGAGACGGTCAGCCGGCTGTTTAGCGCCTACTACCTCTATCGCCACCCGGAGCGCTTTGTCGGCCTGGCGTCCTACGGGGCGGATCTGGCCTACACGCTGAGCCGCAACGCACGAGAATATTATCGAGCGAGCGGCGAACCGTTGGCGGTGGAAGGCGTCGAAAACTGGGAGACGGGCGAGGGCGGCGGTTTGTGGGCGGCAGGCGTCGGCGGCCCAGCTACGGGAAAGGGTTTTCACTGCCTGCCGGGCGACTCCCTTATTGTTACGGAATATGGTACAATGACAATTGAAACCCTTTGCCGGTCAAGGGGTCTTTTACCGAGGATATTGTCATATGACCACAACAAGCAAGAAACAGAATGGCGGCGAATCGTCGCTACTGCCATTCAACCCGGAAAGCCTCTTGTCGAAGTCTCGTTCTCTGGTGGGGGTCGAATGCGTTGCACTGCCGACCACCTTGTCTATATCGTTGAGCGGGGCTACAGGCAGGCCGGTGCTCTTGTACCAGGGGAAACCGTTATTCAAGTCTCGCCACTTCAAGACGTGCCTGATTTGCGGAACGAAAACAGGGCGCAATGCTCTGTGCGATGCCTGCGTTCGCGAGGTGAAGGATATTCGGTATCGGGTGGTCTGCGCATTTTGCGAAAAGGAATTCACCAGAAGCCGGTACGCAGTAGAAAAGTCACTAAGCATGGGAAGCACGGAACTTTACTGCTCGGTAGAATGCAGCCAAAGCCATCACGCCGTGAAGAATCACCGTCTATGTCAAGATTGCGGCGCCTTAACCGCAACCAAAACAAGCCGATACTGCGCGGAGTGCAACAGGCGACGCAGGGAAAACACAAGAGTGTTGGGAAATCGGGAATGTCCGTTTTGCGGGAAAGAGTTTCGCCCGACATCCCACAAGACGAAGTATTGCTCGAACGAGTGTGCGGACTTCGGCCATTCCCTTCGGATGCGCGGCAAGAACAACAGCAATTACAAGGACGGGCAAAGTTACGCGGAATGGTTCAAGAGGATGCGCCCGCTTATCCTGGAGCGAGACGAACACAAGTGCGCCGTTTGCGGAGCCGAGAATGTTCGACAAACGGTGAATCGACAGGGCGGCGTACAGGTTCGCTCTACATTGGTTATTCACCATATCGATCAGAAACCAGCAAACAATGTGGCTTCCAACCTGATTACACTATGCCAGGGGTGTCACGTGACATTCCACAAAACCGGGACTGGGAAATCGGCACTATTTCCACAGTTACAAGACTTGGCATCGCAACGAAGTTCGTCTATGACCTCCAAGTTGAAGGAAATAGCAACTTCTTTGCAGATGGCGTACTCGTGCACAACTGCGGAATTGTCGACGATCCCCTGAAGAACGCAGAAGAAGCGGCGTCGGCGACGATACGCGAGAAGCAGAAGGATTGGTGGCGCTCGACTTTCTACACCAGGCAGGAGCCGGACGCGGCGATCATCGTCATTCAGACCCGTTGGAACGAAGACGATCTGGCCGGGTGGCTGCTGTCCGAGGAGGCGACCGGCGACGACGAACCGGAGCGCTGGCATGTCGTGTCGATGCCCGCCATCTATGGCGAAGATGAGCTGCTCGAATTCCCTGACACCTGCACGGTGGAAGCGGATTGGCGCAAACCAGGGGAGGCGCTATGTCCAGAAAGATACCCGATAGCCAAACTGCGCAAGTATCAGCGGCGGCTGGGCGGCTACTTCTGGGGCGCACTCTTCCAGCAACACCCGCGGCCCCGCGCCGGGACTATGTTTCAGCGAGAATGGTTCTCAATTGTGGATGCTGCGCCGGCGGACGCCAAGCGCGTGCGCTACTGGGACAAGGCTGGCACCAAGGACGGCGGCAAGGCAACGGCGGGAGTGCTGATCGCACGCGACGCCGACGGCGTGGTCTACGTCGAGCATGTGGTGCGTGGTCAGTACAGCGCCCTGGAGCGCGAGAAGGTTATCCGGCAGACAGCGGAGGCCGACGCGGCGCGCTACGGCAGGGTGCTGGTGTGGATGGAACAAGAGCCGGGATCGGGCGGCAAGGAAAGCGCAGAGGCGACTGTGCGCAACCTGGCCGGCTTTCGTGTTTACAAGGAAACGGTAAGCGGCGACAAGGCGACGCGCGCCGAACCGTTTGCGGCCCAGTGCGCAGGGTCAAACGTGCGGCTGGTGCGTGGGCCGTGGAATAGCAATTATCTGGATGAATTGACGGCCTTTCCGCACGGCGTATTTTCGGATCAGGTGGACGCCAGCGCCGGCGGATACAACAAGTTGGCGTCTGCCAAAAAGGTAGCAAAGGTGAGATAGATGAACAAGAAGACGATCAGCACAAGCAGGCTGCGCCGGCTGCGGGTGCAGAGCACGTTGGGTGACCGCTACCAGATGGCACAGCGGCTGGCGCTGCCGTTTGGTGGCGATAAGCGCCGCGACATCTACGAGGCGGCCGGCTACGACAAGGCCATCGACTATCAGCAGTATCTAGCGCGCTACCTACGTCAGGACGTGGCGCGGCGCATCGTCAACCTGGTGGCCGGCGAGACCTGGCGCATGACGCCGTCGGTGCTTGACGGCCTCGACGAGGCGACAGGGAAGGACGACACGCCATTTACGGCGGAGTGGGTGCGAGTCGCCCAGGGCGGCGCCGACGATGCCGAGACCAAGCGCGGGCTGGCCCACTACCTGGCCAGGCTGGACCAGATCAGCGGTATCGGCCAGTACGGCGTGCTCTATCTGGGCCTCGCCGACGGCAGGGCGCCGGAGGAGCCAGCCGAGGCCGGCAGCCTGGCGGACGCCAACGGACTCATGTTTGCCAGCGTCTTCGACGAGGGGTCGGCAAAGGTCATGCTCTACGAGACGGATCGCCAGTCGCCGCGCTACGGGCGGCCGCTGCGCTATCAGCTCACAGACCGCAACGAATCCGGCAGCCTCACGACCTTCGATGCGCACTGGACCCGCTGCGTCCATGTGGCGGACAACGTGCTCACCAGCGACCTGCTTGGATCGCCGCGGCTGGAGGCGGCGTGGAATCGGCTGATCGACCTAGAGAAGGTCATGGCGGCAACCGGTGAGGGCGGCTGGACCCAGATGCAGCCGGGATACATCTTCTCGACAAAGGATGGCTACGAGGCGGACGACTTCGGCGCGGACGAGCGCGAGGCGCAGATGGACGAATTTGTCCACGGCCTGCGCCGCTTCCTAGAGATGAACGGCTACGAGACAACCACGCTGGCCGGCAGTCTGCAGGACCCCACCGGCGCCGTCGACAACATTCTCAAGCTCATCGCCGCTGCGACCGGTATCCCCATGCGCAAACTGGTGGGCAGCGAGCGGGGCGAACTGGCCAGCAGCCAGGATGACGACAACTGGATCGACATTATCGAGGCGCGCCAGCAGCAGCATGTAGGGCCGGCTATCATTCAGCCTACGATCAACCGGTTGCTGTGGCTGGGCGTGCTGCCGATGCCGGCCGCCGGCGCATACTCGATCTGGTGGCCGTCGCTGCGCCAGAAGAATCCATCGCAGCAGGCGGAGATCGCCGACCGCAACGCCAGCGCGTTGCAGAAGGTCAGAGCGAAGGTTGCCCCGCGCAAGTTTGCACAGACCTACCTGCCCGATCTGCCGGAGGATGCAATCGACGAGGAGCCGGAAGCGCCGGCGCCGACTGTGCTGCCGGCGGCGATGGGCAAGACGGGCGAGACGGACAGCATGGACGAAAACGACGACGCCGGCGACCAGGCGAAAGGAGGTGGGCTGGCGGATAACGCGGCCCGGCCCTTTCGTCGCTGGGCGAACTATCCGTAGCAACGTGTTGATCCTCCAACTTGACCCGGACGACCCGGACGCCGAGGCGGAAGAAATTGCACGGCTGGCAGCGCAGAATCAGGCGGCCATTGAGAACGCGCTACAGGCGCAACTGGCGCAGGTGGCCACCGCCGAGGACACTCTTCAGCTTCAGCGCATCGCCGACGCGCTGCCGGAGAATGATCTGCGCCTGGCGCTGGAGACGCTGCTGCGCGAGTCGGCGGGGCGGGGCGTGCGCGTCACCGCTGAGAAATTGTCCCAGTTGGCACTGGGCGTCAACTGGCAACTGTCAAACGAGGCGGCGCGGGTCTGGGCGCAAAACTACAGCTATGAGCTTGTCTCGCTTCTGACCGAGAACACGCGGGCGATGCTGGCCGACGCCGTCGCGGCATGGATCGAAAGCGGGGAGCCGCTCGGTACACTGATCGACGACGTGGCGCGCATCTTCGGCCCAGCTCGCGCCGAGGCGATTGCGGTGACCGAGGCGACGCGGGCGTATGCCGAGGGCAGCTTCACCCTCTACGAGCAGGCGGGATTCAACACGCGCCCACCGGAAGCGGACAGACCGCCGGCCCACGTTCGCTGCAGATGCTGGGTTTCGTTGGCGGAGACGGCGCCGGGCACGTGGGAATATCTCTGGTTGACCGCGCAGGATGAATTGGTATGTCCAGTCTGTGCACCGCGGCATCTCGCGTCAATCGGTTTTGCAGGGAGGCGATAGCGATGGAAGACATAGCCACCGGCGTCACGCCGGCCATGGATAGCACGCCGGCCGGCGATCCGTTTGTGCAGCAGTTGATCGCCGAAAACGAGCGGCTGCGTGTTCGTAACGCGACGTTGGAGCGGCGGCTGGCGTACTTCGACGTCACGGTACAGCGCATCGCGGCGGTCGTGCGCGAGGCGCAGGGCGCCAAGGGGGTGCACGGCTGATGGAGATCATCATCACGACGAACGCCAACCAGGTTGCCGACGAACTGGCGCGGCACGGCGCCAACATCCTGGACATCCTGCAGGGGCCGCTCGACCGCGGCGCGTTTCGCATCGAGGCGGGCATGAAGGTCTACCCGGCGGCGCGGTCCGAGTCACGTTATCGGCGCACGGGTACGCTGGGCCGGCGCTGGACAACGCGCCGCATCAGCGCGCCGGGCATGGCAGGCCGAGAGGTGGGCAACAACACGGAGTATGCGCCGTGGGTGCAGTCGAGCGAGTTGCAGGCGTACATGCATCGCGGCGTCTGGCAGACTGACGAGGACGTGATCCGCCGCGAGGCGCCCGGCATCGTGCGCGATGTGGAATCGACGCTGGCGGGCGCACTGGAGGCGTGGTGACGACACAGCAGGGCGACGTGCTGACCATCGGCGACGGCGACAGCGAGCAGCCCGTGCTATTGCAGCCACCACCGCGCCTGCAGCGCTTCGTCCAGCGCGTGGCTAGATTGCAGCCCGGCAAGTATGTGTTGACGCTGACCATTGCGCAGGAACGGGCATTCTGGACGATCCAGGAGATGGGAGGGTTGGAGCGGTGAGGACAAGCGACGATTACGCGGCGTGCATGCACGTCTACCCGTCGGGCATGGCCCGGCGCGCCAGCGTCCTGGCCACCGGGATTTGCGATATCGACGAGGCGGAGCGGCGTCTGCGCACCGACTATGCGGCGGCCATCGCGCCGGGCGACTGGCCGGCGCTGTGCGAGCGGATGGCGGCGAATCCGCCAGCGCGCTGGCGACCGGTGGTGACGGCATAGCACGGATGTGCTATGCTGGGTTTTGCGCATGACAATCGTACTGGTGGCGCTACTGGCGTGATGGCTGAGGCCTCGTGGTTGCGGCCGCAGTCGCACAGAGCGCAAGCGCAAGAGGGCCTTTCATCAACGTCGACGAGCGGCCCTCTTGCTTTCTTGGATGAATTTTCGCGTAACCCCTTGACGGCATTCGCACATGTGTGCTAATCTCGTAGTTGCGTGGCTCGCCGTGGCCGGCCCCAAAACCGGCCTATCGGGGGACGGTGGGTCACGCAAAATCTAATAGCAACGCCCGCCGCGGCTGATAGATGGCCATGGCGCAGGCGCCCATAATCGCACAGCAGATTGCGAAGACGGCGCAGGGAGGTGGTGACACGGTGTCACCACCTCCCTGCGCCGTCTTTTTTGTTTCTGAGGCATGGCATGACTGCAACGCTCGTACATCACAAGGCGACATTATCCGCCAACAAGCTGATCCGGACCACGATGGACGGGCGAGATTATGCCGTGGTGCCCATCGTCGCCCTCGTCGCCGGCGTGGTCAATGGCGAGTTGGTCACCGCTGACGAACTTTCCGCGTTCGTGGCGGCATGGAACGGACGCCCAGTGCCACTGCGCCACCCGCAGGATGCCAGCGGCCCGATCTCTGCCAACAGCCCCAGTGTCATCGAAGGGTGCGTCGTCGGCCAGGTCTTCAAAATGGCCATGGACGGCGACCGGCTGCGCGGCGAGATGTGGCTCGACGTGGCGAAGTGCGAGCGGCTGGGCGGCGATGCGCTGACGACATTGCAGCGGCTGGAGCAGGGCGAGGTCGTCGAGGTCTCCACCGCCTATTTCTGCGACATCGAGCAGGCGGCGGGTGAGTTCAAGGGCCAGGCGTACACCGGGATACAGCGCAATCTGCGCCCGGATCACGTGGCGCTGCTGCCGGATGAGATCGGGGCCTGTTCTGTGGCCAAGGGCTGCGGGGCGGGGCGCACGAACCGCCTGCGCGCCAACGCCGATCCCGACTTCTCCCAGTCAATCATGGTGGCATTCTACCTGCGACCCGATGACGCCGCGGCGCTGGCGCTGGCCGCCGATGCCCTGCCCGCCGGCAGCGAGGCGCAGCCGGCCAGCGACATGCACATCACGTTGGCGTATCTGGGCGAAATCCAGGATG